GGAGTTCAGACCAGCATCGCGGTGGATTGAAAAAGCACGTAGTGTAGACATGGCGCCAGATTCAACGATATATTCTGGGAACTTAAGCATTCGAAGACAAACGAGCTCGTCGCGTGCGTGTTGCATTTCGCGGACTTTGCGGCTCAAGAAGGAAACTCCTTCTGCTTCGTGCGAGATAGAGGACTTGGCGATGTTAATCGTCCAGTTGTGCTCTAGACAAATGGGCTCAAAATTTTCCATTTGTACGTATTGAGTAGTGGCGACTCCGACTAAACTGTCATCTCCATGAGTGAAAACGGTAGCAAAGTTGTTGGTGAGACGCTGAAACATGTACTGGATGCGAACGTAGTTGACGATGCTTCCAATGATGTTAGTGAAACAGCTTCCGGAAGGAATACCTTGTGTTTTGAGGTACATGCGGCCATCAGGGGCGGCAATCTTTCGGTAGATGAATAGCTCAATAATAAACTGCCAAATAGTAGCTTCGACAGCGGTGGGAAATATCATTATGCTCTCAAGCAGTTCGAAAGCGAAACGAATTTCCCATTCTTGTACTGAGGCATCAAAGCTAGACCAATCAAACATGTAGATGTAGTCGTGCTCGGATAGTATCTCCTCGATCAGGTGCGGAACAGCAAACAGCGGATCTTGTCCTATAAAGTAGAACGAATTGATGCGCATGAAGTGTTGGATAAATGGATCTGCGAACAGTCCTTCCAAGAGTACGTAATGAAACGCTTCTCCCCATACATTCCTGACTTTTCTCTTAACCTTGATTTGACATAGCTGTGTTCTGGTGAACGCTATATCCGGTGTAGAGTCTTGTAGTGCTAGTGGACCGTAATCTCGGTTGTGATTCAGCTTTTCAGCCAAAGTATAAGCAGTGCGTCTTGCGCTCTGATAGTTACCTGGATCGCCTTTGCGTCCGACGTAACCGTAACCGGCTGCAGAGGATCTAACCCATTTAACTGAGTCAAGTTGACGGTAAGATAGTGCTCTCACTCTGTCCATCCTTGCAAATTGTGTCCTGACATATTGCGTAGTTTTATTCCACGCGGTGTCTGTTGGTTGGGGCAGCTTTGGTCTTTCGTATTGACGAATTGAATCCATGTGCGTTTGAAGTGTGTAGTAACTTCTTGCCCAGCCATCTAGCTCGTTCCGAAGGTGTATCGGTACTAGTGAATCTATAGCTGATGCGCTCCAGACGTCAATAAGAACCTGACCTTCTTCACGTAATCTTCGTTGCGGGATTTCTTCTAGCTCTATGAGACCTATAGGAATTCCACGAAAACGATGATCCATACCTGTTATATGCGGATGTAAGATTGTAAAAATACAGATAAACTATATAAATAAACTTATATCAAAGCATACACAAGCGTGTATAAGTAAGAGTACTTT